AAATCAATGATACCAAGGGATTCAGCGAAGAGGTCAGTTACACACAATATAAGATATGGGTAATCTAATCTAATAAGAAGTGATTTGTAACTTATTATATTATAAAATGGTAATGTTATATATTGGATTGATAATATTAAATTAAGTCAGGGGAATGGAAATGAAGTTTAAAATTTCTGAAAAAGATTTCGAGAAACATTGTGAAAAATACAGTGATTTGGGGAAAAATCTACAACACGCTTTAACATTGCTACTAAAAGAAGCGGATATTACTTGCTTAGATGTCGATTATCGAATTAAGGATTATGATTCATTTTTAGATAAGGTTGATAGAAAGGGTTACCAAAATCCTTTGGAAGAAAATGAAGATTTTTGTGGTATGAGAATAATTTGTTATTTTCCGAGTGATATCGAAAAAATTGGTGAAGTTATTAATAAGGAATTTGATGTACATCATTATGAAGATAAATCTGATAAAGAAATAGATAGATTTGGTTATAGATCGTATCATTTTGTTGTATCAATTAAGGAAGAATGGCTATCTTCTCCGAATTTCCGTAATTTAAGAAACGTGAAAGCTGAAATACAGGTTAGAACAATTTTAATGCATGCATGGGCAGACATAGAACATAAGTTGCAATATAAGAAAAAAGAACATATACCTAAAATTATACAAAGAAAATTTTATCAACTTAGTGCATTATTTGAACTTGCTGATGAACAGTTTGAAATTTTAAAGGATAAAAAAGAAGAAGTATATAAAAAGTCTTTATCTGAACGCTTGATTGACTTTGATACACAACAAGAGATGAATGCTGATACGCTACAAGCATTTTTAGATTTAAATTGTGGTGACAGAGTAAAAAAAGATCAATATACTGCAATTTTATTAGATGAGTTAATTAAATATAAGATAACTTTCGATGATTTAGTAAGTACGTTGGAAAAGTTTAGTAAAGAGGAAATTGAAGAAATAGAAAGAGGAACATTTGGTTTAAAATATGATGAAGATCACCGGTGGGCGCAAGTAGGTTTAATAAGAGTCTTACTTCAAATAGTCAATGATAAATATTGGAGTGGGAAAAAGAAGGACATTTCAGAAAAGAGAGTGAAACAAAGAGTAGAGTTTAGAGAACAATACAGAAACAAAAGGGAAAACCCTAAAGTTGTATAGAATAATTTTTAATTTAAAAGAAGAATGCGTTGGGATGAAAGGAGAAAAAAGAGGAGAAAACTAGAAGTGTGGCAGAATTGTGACCGTTTTTTGGCAGTAAATGTGCCGCTTATTTTGGAATTAATGTGTTATGTTTGTATTGTAAGTAGTGGCGGAAAACATTACTTACAAAATTTCGAATAACTTAAAATGGATCGCCATCACCGGTGGGGATGTTTGCGGATTGGATGAACAGTTGTTTCTTGATATCACATTCAATTGCAATTCACGTTGTGTAAACGGAGAAGGGCTTTTGCTCTTCTTTGAGTTAACACAATCATAGATAGACAGAATGGGAGAACCTAATAAGGTTGCCAAGTGTATTCGTCGAAGTTGTTAACTGAGAGAAGAATAAAACTTCATTTACCGTAATTGAAGTGCAAATTAATAAATAATGAAAAAGCATCCATTTGGGTGCTTTTTTATAAGGAAATTACAGGGGATTATCTCTTTTTGTCGAAGTATAGAAAGTAGAAAGGGGATGGTGAAATGTCATTTAGGTATGATATGCGAGGTAAAGATCCTCAGCAACAGGCAATTGTTAGAGCTAAAGATAAAGCAGACCAAAGGTTAAAAGAAGAACGAAAGAAAGAAGTCTCTAAACCTAATTATATCGATAAAAATATACAAGGGTATAAAGTTTTAGGGCATGGGAGTTACTCTGCTGTAGATTTTTATAAAGACTCAAAGTTTATACTTAAATTGGGGGTGTCAATCGCTGCCCAAAAAGATGTCGATTGTGGTTTGAACGAATTGGACATCCATCAATGGCTATGGGATACAGGGAATCTGTTTGTAAATGACTTAAAAGAAGAACAAAGGTTATTAATTAAAGTAGTTAATGTAGATAAAGGGAAATTAATTACTCTTTGGTCAGATTTAGAAAAAATAGAAGTTTGATTTTTATAGTAAGTAAGAGAGCATCCGTTCGGGTGCTTTTTATTTTGAATAAGGAGTGAGATGGATGTGTGAGCATAAGTACCAAGTACTAGATAGTGAGACTACTTCTTTCTACTCGGATGCTAATCGTTACGGTATAGATGTATCAGCTACTTTCTACTGTGAGAAATGCCTTGATATTCAACACCTAGAGAAGCGGATTGATGCAGGTGCAATTGAGGTAAAGGATAGTGAATGAATATAAGACCAAACAACAGAAGCGTAAGTTCTATGACAGCGGTGAGTGGAAGAGCATACGTGAACAAGTAAAGAAGCGTGACAACTATGAGTGCCAAGAGTGTAAGCGAAATGGTAGTGTTCGTGTGGATACCGATGAGTATAGTGAAGGTGCGAAGCGTAAGAAGATTCAACTCGTTGTCCATCATATAAAGGAATTAGAACATCATCCAGAACTTGCATTAGAAATGGACAATCTCGAAACAGTCTGTGCGGGTTGCCATAATAAAGAACATGGAAGATTCTTTGAAAAGAAACCGAACAAATGGGAAAACGATGAAAAGTGGTAAAAATGGTTCGGTAATAACACCCCCCGGTTCAAGAATTGGGCTTTTTTTCGTCTAAGGGGCACCGGAGGAGGGGGTCGTTTTTCCAGATTTTTAAGTTGTTTCGTATAGGACCCCTACCCAGTATGAAAATATGATTGAATCGAGGTGATATTATGGCGGATATTGATGAGCGTGAGGTGCTAGTTAACAAAGAAAAAAATCGTTTGAAAAGATTATTTAAAGACATCCCACCTAGTAAGTTAAAAGTGGTTGAAGGATTAATTATTCAGGCAGCAAGATTACGAGTTTTATTAAATGAGATGTGGATGGATATATCTGAGAATGGTGACTATGAAATGTTCTCACAATCTGATAAAACAGAGCCGTATGAGAGAGAACGACCTGTTGCCCGGTTATATAATACCCGTGATCAATCATATCAAAGGGTCATTAAACAACTAACGGATTTGTTGCCAGAAGGAAATAATAAAAAAGAAATTAAGAAGTATTCGGCAAGTGATTTAATATGATTTCCCATAAGTATGTAAGTGAATATATAGAATTATATGAAACAGGAACAGTAGTATTAAATAAGGAACGTATCATGCTTATTCATTATTTAAAGCAAGATATATTAACCCGTAATGATTTACATTTTGATGTGGATTTAATTCATAAATGTGTAACTTTCATAGAAAAGTGGCATTTCAAATTAAATTCCTTTCAGAAATTTTTAATAGCATTTGTGTTTTTGTTTGATGAATATGAGGATGTTTATTTTGATCAACACTTCTGGATGATGGCAAGGGGTGCTGGTAAAAACGGATTGATTAGTGCGTTGACACACTTCTTTATTAGCGAATTGCACGGTATTGAGCATTACAACGTATCAGTAGTTAAACCGAAAGCATCCGTGCAATATAAAGAACACGATTTAAAAGGAAAAACTTACTACATTACGACTTATAACGTCTATATTTCTATAAAATAAAAAAAGGCCAGCTTATAGGCTGGCTCTTTTTTATGGATGATATACTCCCTGAGCGTAATGATAAACTGTTTTTTCATTTGCTTTTGAAATCGGATTAGTTTTGTTAGGACCATTGTAATAACCAAGAGTCACAATATCGTAGTAGTGTGTTGATCTTGAAGCCCAGAAAGAATAATTCCCCTTACCACTAGGCATTTCCACTGAACCTTCAAATGCGCCATTTGCTCCTACAGTACATAAAATATCTTTTTTAGCAAAATTTAGTGCGCCATCGAAGTAAATGTAAAAAGTTGTACCAGCAGGTACTGCTTGTCCATTTGCGTCATATGCATATCCTTTGAATGTTGTGTTTTTATATGCATAAACTCGATACTTTTTACCTTGCCCATAGTCGATATACTCATTGTTTCCGATGTTAGTAATTTGCACTTTGTCGACAAGTGGCGTGTTTTCAGCTGCACTTGCATTATTGCTTGGTAAAATAAAGCCAAATACTACTAATCCAATTAGCATAAGTGAAGTTAAAATTTTCTTCATAATCACATCTCCTATAATGGTTTTTACACCCTAAATTTTACAGGGGTTAAATGTAAATTACAACATTTATATATATTGTATTAATATGCAATGTTGCATATTAATAATGAGGCCACATATAAATTACACAATAGCAAAGGGATACTATGTAACGGCAAGTGAAGTCTATGCATAGACTAAATATTTCATAGAAAAGAATAGTTTTATGAACAAAATTATTATCTGGTTCTATATGTAGATAATTATATATTGATTTTCATCTTTATAAATGTTAGGGTAAATATACACCGTTTCTTATTTATCTATGAGTACTGTCTGTAGAACGAATAGAATAATTTGAAAAAATCCCCTTTTGCACCTATATGCAGAAGGGGATTTTAATATTTATGAGATTTAAAATTTACTTTTAGATAATGCTTTAAGTACTGGCTTTATAATTAAACCTATTAAACGAAAGCCCTTAAATATAGAGCGTACAACTTTCAAGGAATGTTCCTCCTAGTTGATATTAATAAATGTATCATTATATAAAAACTTTTCTTCCATATAAAATCACAGCAATTTAACAAAACATGATTTCTATATAAGTGTTCTATTTTACGCTAGTGATATGTATGTGAATGTGCTTTAATTTAACGAAAAAGGCCATCTCTCTATTATGAAATGCACCCCAAATGTTAGATATAATTGGGGTGCACATCTAATTCGTGAGGTATTTGAGTCGTAACTTTAAATAAGTCCATTTCAAACAGATTTTAAGCTAAAAAATTTGGTAAATCCTCTATCCATGCTTTGAAGCTATCGCAATATTCTTCGAATTTCCCTTTATCATCATAGTAATAATACACCTTCGATTCTAATCTATGTAAGCAAAAATAATCTCCATTTCCAATACCATAGAATGGAAGCATATTTGAATCCCAATTACAATTACTCATTTCATAATTATATACCTCTTCTAGTGTATCATTTTCATTTGTTTTCCCCTTTGAAATATTATAAATATCACCTGGAAATGACCAGAATGTCATCAGCTCAATAAAATATTTAAATTCATTACTAAACGAGCAATTAAATTTATCACTTAATTCTTTCCATTCTTTATCTGTTGGCTTGTCTAATACTTCGGTTTCTCTTTCTAGAATATTTGATAATATAGACTCTACTTCATTATAATTCATTTGTTTTCACCTCTATGTTTAATTTTAAATACCTTCTCCTGGTAAAACATACTCACTACCACATTTTTCCAATATTCCCGTATTTCCTTGGCTTTTTCTGTGGGAGTAAGTTCAGATGGTTTTGTGTGATCATTTATCCAAATGTGTATTAGATTTCGTAATATAATAGTTTCTATTTTAAGAGAGATTTCAATTTCATCTTCATCATCGAACTTGTCTTGGAAATGCA